CAACAATCACATCTTTTGACTGAATTTTACTCATAAGCCAAAGTTATTAATTTTTTTCTTATTGTAATGCGTCTGCAATTAATTTACCAATTTCCATTCCTGCAATATTTCCAAGTACACCCCAAATGAAACCAATGTCCCCTTTTGGAGGATAATTGTCAAATGTTTTTAGTTTTCCGTTTGCATCTCTTTGTGCTTCAAACGCAACTGTGCAACGACAATTACATACATTAGACGCACTTGCTCCACTATCGCACGGATGCATCATTAATTCAACATTCCCTATGTGTGTACCGCCTTTTGCCTTAGGACTTGTTGGAACTTTGAACGGCTCTTCAAATGGAACTTTTACTCCATCCATAACAAGATGGTCCGCATAGCTTGGCGGCATTCTTCTTGTTCTTGCGTCTTGTGCCGAAATCCATTCCTTCATAGTTACTAATCCAGTTGCAGTTGCTCCAACCATAGCTCCCAAGTTAGCAGCACGACCAGTTTCCGTTCTTGCTATCAACTCGGCTCTAAAGTCAGTTATCCCAGCTTGTTTTAGCATTGGGATAAGTTCTTGAATAGTTAGGTTATTTTCAAATCCTTTTTGTAAGTATGCGGCAATTTGATTAGCCGTTGTCTGCGTGATTTCGTCTGCTATTGCTCCAACTCCTTGCCTCTCTAAGAACTGAAGAATTACATAAGCATAAATATCGTTCTGGCTCATTTTAACCTCAAATGGCTTGTAAAAGCCTTTTGTAGCCTTTTTAATGGACTTATTCGTATCATTAGCCATCTTTGTACCCAAAGCGACATGGAGTTGCTTAATCGTCTTCGCTATGCCCTTAGAACTCATTGCAGCATAATCTTGGGTACGACAATAAGTATCTACTTGCTTTTGCAGTTCTTTTTTGAACTTAGGCGAATAGGTCTTTAGTGCGTTTAAATATAACTTTCTATATTCTTGCCAAATCATTTAGGCATCAATTTTCTCTAATAACTTACCAGCTGCGTTAAATACATCAGTTTGTTTTTGCTGACCTGCTCTTTGTCTAATAGCGATTAAACCTGCTCTGTCAACATTAACAAAATCACTTGTAAAGATATAGTGCCAATGTCCCTTTGCTTCTGGATCAATATTAGCATCTATTCCTAAGTGCCATTTGCCAAAAGCTGCCATTCCGTTTTTCTCTATGTACGCATTCTCTTCGCTTGAAGTTGGTGCATTCCAAGATTGTGGCTTAGTTACTTTACCAGCATCTACTTTAGCGTTCGCAAAAGTGTTACCAGCTTTGTTTATTCCAGTTGTAGCTTTTAACTCATTAACTAATGATAAAAACTTGTCAAAGTGTTTACTTTCCATTTTGTTTATTTATTTGGGTTATACGCCCAGTTCTTTAATGATATATCTCTTTTAGAAGGGCATTTGTCTGATACTGGTTCGCCTTGCTCCATATTTTTCATACGGCTAATAAAGCTAATCGTTCTATTTGCAGACTTTACCTCGTCAGCACCCCAATCGGATTTTTTCTTACTAAGCAAGTTTAAGTTCCTATTTATTGGTCCTCTATCTAAAGAAGCTAATTTAGAACAATCTGTTTCGCTCCAAGCCTTTAATTCCGAATAAGACATATTTACTAATCCGTGATACTTAGAATAAACCTCGTCAATTGTATCTTGTAAGTCAGCTTTTAACTCTGCCTTTAGGTCAATTATGTTATCAAACAGATTATCTAAATGCTCCATTATTTTAAAGTTAATAGGTAAAGCAATTTGCCAATTTGTGCGGCAATCTCATCTATTTGATTTTGCACCCAAGTATCTTGATAGATAGTCTTTCTTGTGCTTTGTACATAATCGTAAAGACCTCTATAATATTTCATTAATTGGTCGTTACTTGTATAGTTCTGCAAAGTACCAACAGAATAGTTTTTAGGTCTTCCGTAAATACCGCTTGTGCTTTCAACTAAATCATCATACAACTCGCTTAACTCATCTTGGAATTTATCTAAAGCCTTATGCTCTGCGTAACTCATCGTTTGGTTGTGCCATACAATAGTTTGCTCTTTAGCGTCTAATAGTGTACTTAAAAACTCTACAAATGTTGCCATACTAAGATATTTTATTCATTCCGTCTGGAATAGTTAATGGTTGAAACTGATCTAAAGGTTGCAAGTTAGAAGGAACATAAAGTTTCTCTAATTCTTCCATAGGTACATATTCAGCTGGTTTAATACCCATTATTTCTAACTTTTGTGCTGGAGGAATCCACCAAGCCTTATCTAACCAATCAACTTGCTCGGTCTTGTTTGCTTCTAATTCTTGGTAAACTTGAATATCGTAACCTACATAAATATTCGTTCCTCTATAACCCCAATCGCTATGTAACTTTCTGTTTAGGTTTTCAGTAATAGCATCTAACAAAGGAATAGCACAACGCAAAGTCAATGCTTTCTCTCCCTCTCTTTGGTTATTGTATGTTTTATTTTCTGCATCGTTTAACAATTGAGAAGGTACTCCGTAAATATTACAAAGCGATTTCATATCCCACTTTTCACTCTCAATAATATTTAATTCAACTGGACTTAAACCTATTTGCTTCCAATCAACTTTATAACCAGATACCGCAATAGAATTGAAGTTAGCAGAACCACCTTTTTCGCTAATAGCCTTTTTAAGTGCTTGTGCTTGTTGCGTACCGCTTGTAGGATCAAATCTATCATCATTCATAAACAATACTCCAGAAGGTCCACCATTTTGGAACGATGCAACCGCAGCAGTCTTAGCTTCGTTAGAACGAGTTAAAGTTCTTGCCGCTGCCATTAATGGAGATTGTCCGTAAAGTTCGTTACCAGTTACATTCCAAGCAGGGTTAAAGAACTTGTCGTGTAATATTTCTTTTGTGTCAAAGGTCCACATCTCTCCGTAGTACAATTGGTAACCCACTCTTGTTGGAGGGAATACAGTAGTGTCGGCGATGATTGCCATATATTGTGCTGGTAATGCGTATAATGCGAAAGGTTTGCCATTATTATTTCCACCTTCAATCATTTTAGAGTAAATAAAAGAGTTACCAGTAAGTAACTTAAATCCGCACCATTGCTCAATCAAATCACTCCAACAATCTTCATCGTTAGGGTACTTTAATAGTTCGTTTAATCTTGCATCGCCAGTATATATTTCAAATGCTTTCTTATGTAATTTTTCTATTTCATTCCAATTCTCAATCTTATCTGGTTGCTTCATCAAAGACTTATATCTTTTTGCAGCAGTCTCATCTACAACTTTGTAAACATGAAACGGAGCAAGTTTAGCCTTATCTGTAATAAGTTTAATGATTGAATAAACTATATCGTTTTGTTGGTAGCCATCCCTAACATACGCTTGTGCATTTTGCCCCTGCCAAGTTACAATCCCTTTTTGTATTGCTACTGTTGAACCAAGAGGATATGTAGGTAAAAGAGTGTTTACTTTCTTTTTGCTAAAGAAGTCAAATAATCCCATTTGTGTATATTTTAGTCAAAGTTAGTTATTTTGTGTTAAAATACGCTCACTTGAAATTTAGGAGTGTATTCAAAAACCATACGCATCGCAAGACAATCGCTAAAGTCTGGAGAACGACCTATCAACGCTTTCACTTTGTCTTTAGGAATAATCCCTTTCTTGCCGTCATTATCAACTGACTTTTGTTTTACTTGCTCTAACTCTTGGATAATCTTTTCTTTGATTGTGCCAGATGCGTTTATGAATATCTTATTGTCGTTTATATACTCTGCTAACTTGTAATAACATTGAGACTTAAGGTTATCAAAGTTTTCCTTTTGTCTTGTTATTGGGTTTTCTAATGGAGAACTATTATTGACAAAATTCTTACAACCAACAAGCAGGTCACAAACTCCCCCGCCAACCCCGTCAGAGTCAATGACTATTTGAGATGTCGGTATTTGAAACTCCGCTTGAAAGCGTTTGATTATTTCAGCCACTTCAACAACCGATTTACCGTTGTACTGATGTAGCTTAACACGAAAGCCATCCCAGATGCCAATAACAGTGCTATCGCTACCAAAACGAGCAACATCACAACTAATATAGCGTGGACCAGTAGGTAAATAGCCGCTATTAAAAGAGTCAAGAATTTTATCATAGTCTATTAAAGTTGAAGGGTCGTTGGAATATTCCCAGTTACCAAATAGCAAACGCTCCTTTGATACTGTATCTAATGTTAAAAGGTTTTCCTTGTAGTGCTTAGAGATAAATGGGTTGTCATCAATAAGCGAAGCTACAAAGCGTTTATTAGGTGCAATTGTGTTATCTACTTGTGGTTTGTAGAACTCCGAATATGTCCAGTTCTTAGCTGGGTTACAAGTGTAAAGAACTTTAGGAATAAGATTGTTCTCGTCTAACTGAAATCTTATCCTTGATTTGATGATGTTTCGTGCTTTATCTTCTATCTGGTTTGCCTCGTCAATAAACGCATCGGTTATCTCTAAAGAACCTAATTCGTCAAAGTTTGGATCAGAAGGATAAGCGTAAAGGTCTTTAAGTAGAATTACTGAGCCGTTAAATAATTCTATTTGGCTCATTTGTCCATTGTACTTGTAATGCTTACCAGCTTCTAATCCTTGTAATTTAGCCACTTGAAATAACGAAACCAATGTAGTTTCTTTAAGTGTCTTTAGGACTGCACGACCTATCAAGCCTCTTGTATTTGGATATTTTAACCTTTGCTTTAACTGCCAATAACAACCTAATGCAGTCTTGCCACCACCAGCACCACCACCAAATAAGATTTCGTTTGTGGTCTTATCTTCAAGTAAATCTAAAGCTATGGTTTGTTTTATAGATAGTTCCATTATAGGCTACCAGTATTTCCAATGTATGTTTTTTTCTCTTCCCAAGTGATACTCATTCCACCGCTTACCTCAACTTCGGTAGCTTGTTTAGGCTTACCTTCTAATCTGTCAATTACTTCTTGGTATGCTCGTTGGTCGCCTTTTAATGCCTTAGCAATCATTTGCATATCCATCAACTCCAATACTGTAAATTCTTCTTCTTCGCCAGTAATTGGGTTTTTCTTCTTTTGTACTAATTCAAGTAAACGCAAAAGTCTTGTCTTGCTATTTTGTATTCCTTTAGGCTTTCCGTTTGGGTTTCTTACTTCGCCTTTCTTAGCTGGTATTAAATTTTGTTCGTTTGCCATATTTTCTAATCAATTTCTAATCAATTACAAAGATACACCACAATTAGGGCAAACCTTTGCTTTCTTAGTATTATCTATTTTTTGCGGCTCTTCTATTGTTGGAATAAAGAAGTCTAAATTAACCCCCCAATCTGCTAAATCGTGCAAATCCCAATTCTCGTTAGCCAGTATGTCCATATCAAATTCTCCGTTATGGGTATTGTCAATGACAAGTAACTTTTGCTTTTTTCTCTCCGATAGGTTAGCCATTATCTTAACTGGTACATCTTGGATGCCTAATTCTAAACAAGCCTTGTATCTTTGATGACCAGCGAGAATTACATTGTTTTCATCAATGATAATCGGTTTAGCTTCTAACAAAT